TTATCTCTTGATTGATAACTCATGTACTAAAGACCAAGTGAGTTTAGAAAAGCGCTGTCAGATTGCACTCTCATATCATCGGTACTAATCATGAAATACGGAAAACTCTATGCCGTCATTGCGATGGTAGGCATTATCGTGGGTAGTTATTGGGTGATTAACTGGCAAGCTAATAGGATTAATTCACTGACAGATATCAACAAAAAACTGGCCGTGGCTCTCGAAGAACAGAAGTCTATTAATACTGACTATCAAGCACGCATAATGCGATTAAATCAGTTGGATATTCAATATACGCAGGAGCTAGCGAATGCTAAGAATGAAATTAGTCACTTGCGTGATATTAGTGAGCGTCATCCAGAGCGGGTGTACATCAAAGCCGAGTGCCCCAAAGTCAAAACCACTCCCTCCACCAGCTTGGCTTATGCAACCACCGCCCGACCTACTGACACCGCTATCCGAAATTATTGGTTACTCAGAGAGCGAATTGCAGAGTCAGAACAGATGATTAAAGGGTTGCAGGATTATATCAAACAAGAATGCATGGAATAAAAAAAAGCCCAGCATGGGTGCATGGGCAAACTAACAGGATATTAATCAAAGTATAGTGATAATTACTTAGTATAGCTTAAGTAAATATATATATCAGCAATTAGATAAGTCGTTTATCCATTAAGGAGAGTGATCATATCTTGACTGCTAGGAACAGACTAGAAGTGGCTTGGCAGTGTATCGCTAAGCTGCGAACTCTACGCATTTCATTCTGTGCATTCACCGCGCAATTAAAAACACTCACAGAACCTTACAGAAAGTCGAACCTGAGAAAAACCGTTAATGGTGTTTTCTGTGGGGCGGTTATTTCTGGTGAACAGGTTCGCTTTTCTATAAGGATTTACACCATGAGCAAATCATTAGTTTTCAAAGGTAATGAAATTACTCCATTTGATAATGGTGATAATAAGATTTGGTTTACCAGCTCTCAGATGGCTAAGCTACTCTAATACAAAAATGAGAAGTCAGTAACCAATCTATATAACGCCAACAAAGACGAGTTTTCTGATGATATGACAATGGTCACTGAAACAATGACCAATGGAATAAACAACAACTTACGTAAGAAAAAGGTCAGGATCTTCTCTGTTAGAGGTGCACATCTAATCGGAATGTTAGCTAATACAGATGTAGCGAAATCCTTGCGTCGATGGTTACTTGATCTAGCTGAAAAAGAGTCAAAACCACAAACAGGGTTAGCAAACCTTGACATGAATGAGCTTAAAACCCTGACTATCAATGAGATGCAAAATAGATTAGTAGCAGCCGATAACTGGTCGTTCGAGAACTTTGGCAGGAAAGGTAGTGACTTAATGAATTTACGCAAGCGTCACCTAAAGAAAATACGCAAAGCGAAGAAGGCAATTAAAGAACTATCACAATTAACCTTGCCTGATATGGGCGAATTTCCAGATGGAGAAGAGCCAGCATGAACCACGAACAATTCATAGAGCAGAACGTACTAGCCGAGTTAAAAAAGCTCGGCTTTTCTTTACCTGTTTGTCGTAGAGCAAGTTACATGGCGGTAGATCATTATCGCCGAAGCTCTCAAGCAAGTAGAAAAGGGCGAATGTTTGACGACTGCTTACATATTGCCAAAGTGTGGGCGAGTAAGTTCGCTAAGGAGAAAGTATGACCAAACAAGAAAAAGCAAACTTATCCATTCTCTATCGTCAATTACAGCAATCACTTGAATACTTACACTGTGGAAGAGTTGATGATGGGAGAATAGTTGCTGAAATCGTCGAGCGCGAGTTAGGCAAGTTAGTCAACAAACAGAAAACCAAATAGGCCCTAGCGGCCTTTTTTATTTAAGGAATGGATATGGCTAAAAGACCAGATTGGGAGGCCATCGAGTCGGCTTACCGAGCTGGCGTGATGTCCATAAGGGAAATAGCCTCTCAATACGAGATAACCCATCAGGCGATAAGTAAGCGTGCCAAGAAAGAAGGATGGGAGCGAGATTTAAAGGCAAAGGTTAAGGCTAGGGCTGAAAACTTGGTTGCCAAAAGGGAGGTTGCCAGTCTGGTTGCCACCGAAAAGGCTATTTCAGAACGGCAACTTATTGAGGCTAATGCCGAGGTTATCGCTAATGTCCGCATGGAGCATAGAGGCGATATTCGAAGGGCTAGAGAATTAACCAACAACTTATTTGATGAACTATCTGCTGAATGTGCTGATGTGCCAGCCTTAAGAAAACTTGGCGAGTTAATGTTTAGTCCTGATGATAACGGACGCGATAAACTCAATGAAATTTATCATTCAATCATATCTCTCCCTGAGCGCGTTAAGTCAGCCAAAGCATTAAGTGAAACACTCAAAAACTTGGTTGGGCTTGAGCGTCAAGCATACGGCCTTGATGATGTTCAGCCGAATAAGACAGCTAGTCAGCTATCAGAACTAATGGACGACTTATCTAAGGAATAATCATGAAGCCAGAACATCTTGCATTATTAAGAGATAAGCTCTGGCGATTGAATCACCTCTACTGGATCACAAACAAAGAAGGTAAGCCTGTTCGATTTAAAATGACGCCTGAGCAACTCGAATATTTTGAAGGGATGCACACGCGAAACATTATCCTGAAAGCTCGTCAGCTTGGCTTTACTACAGAAGTCTGCATTATCCAATTAGACGCAGCGTTATTTGAGGCGGCTAAATGTGCATTGATAGCCCACACACTTAACGATGCTAAGCGACTATTCAGGGAAAAGATAAAGTATGCCTATGAAAAGTTACCTGATGAAATCAAAGCGGCTAACCCGGCAAGTAATGACGCGTCTGGTGAGTTGGTTTTTAGTAAAGGTGGGTCACTTTATATCAGCACGTCATTTCGTGGCGGTACGCTCCGTTATTTGCACGTTTCTGAGTTCGGTAAGATATGTGCTAAGTATCCAGAGAAAGCCCGTGAGATTGTCACTGGCGCATTTGAGGCGGTATCAAGCGATTGTTTCACGACGATTGAAAGCACAGCGGAGGGTCGAGCAGGTTATTTCTTCGATTATTGCCAGTCTGCTGAGAAAGCGCAAATTCAGAATAAGACTCTCTCTAACCTAGACTGGAAGTTCTTTTTCTTCTCATGGTGGAAGAATCCAGAGTATGCCATTAACCCTGTTGAGCCATTACCCCAGCGGTTAGTTGATTACTTTGATGAGATAGCCAGCAAACATGGTGTTCAATTAAACGAGCGCCAGAAAGCATGGTATTACGCCAAAGAGAAAACGCTTGGCGACGATATGAAACGGGAATACCCGTCAATACCGTCTGAGGCATTCCAACAATCGGTTGAAGGCGCTTACTACGCTAAGCAATTCCGCTACCTGTACGAAAATAAACGCATTGGCACACTTCCTGATAACTCACACTTACCGGTTCACACGTACTGGGATATTGGCGTCGGTGATTCAACATCAATTTGGTTTATTCGTGAAGTGGGCGAAGAGTTCCATGTCATTGATCACTACTCAAACAGTGGTGAAGGTCTACGGCACTACATGAAAGTGTTAAAAGACAAAGGCTACACATATGCAAGTCACAATGGCCCTCATGATATCGATAACCGTGAGTTTGGTTCTGATGCGAAATCACGACGTGAATTAGCGCGTGAAGGGTACGAAATAGACGGACAAATTTACTCAATCCGATTTGAAGTGGTGCCAAAGCTTTCAGTCGATGAAGGTATCGAGGCAGTACGTGAAATTCTGCCACTTTGCGTGTTCGATGAACACAAATGCAGTGAAGGCATTGCTCATCTAGAAGCTTATCGCAAAGAGTGGGATGACAAGCGGGGCTGTTGGAAAGATAAACCGCTTCACGATTACACGTCACATGATGCTGATGGATTTAGATATTTTGCGGTGAGCAGAAGAAATACCAAGCGCCCAGCATTCGAAATTAACCTAGGAACAACCTTCTGATGAGTACAACAAATGTAGATTTCACTCGACCGGAGTATAAAACGGCTGCTCCTCAGTGGGAGTTAGTGCGCTCTGTTTGTCGAGGTGGTGAAGATATAAAAAGCTATCTTCCTGAGCTTGAAGAGCAAGATAGTGAGCGTAAAAAGAAGCGCAATAAAGATTATCAAGACCGTGCGGTGTTCTATCCAATAACGGGCAATACTCGCAACGGCATGATAGGGATGGCATTTAAAAAAGATCCCTTAGTTGCTGTCGTCGAAAAGCTGTCGTGTTTAAAAGACGATGCTGACGGGGCGGGTTCAAGTATCTATCAATTGGCTCAGTCTTCACTTGAGTCAGTATTGGAAGTCGGTCGGCATGGTCTGTATGTTGATTACAACAGTGATTCGAAACTCCCGTACATATTCCAATATCGTGCTGAAGACATCATTAACTGGCGTACAGCTCGTATTAATGGGCGCACGATGTTAACGCTGGTGGTATTGCGTGAAACGGTGGAAGAAGAGGACGGGTTTGGTTTTAAGGATGAGGTTCAATACCGTGTATTGTCGATAGAAGAAGGTAAGTTTGTCTGTCGTGTCTATCGCAAGCCCAGTGGAAGTAGCGTTTTTGAAATTTCTTCTGAGTATATACCTGCGCGTGCTGGTAACGGTGTGTGGAATGAAATTCCATTTACATTTATTGGTGCACAGAATAATGATCACACTATTGATGAAGCCCCACTTCTAGGATTGGCAAAAATCAACCTAGGGCATTATCGAAACTCTGCTGATTATGAAGATTCTGTTTTCTTCTGTGGGCAAATACAACCTTATCTAGGTGGGCTAGGAACAGAATGGCGTGACTATCTAGAAAAGAAAGGCGTTATGGTTGGTTCTCGCTCGCCAATTATGTTGCCAGAAAAAGGTTTCTTTGGTTACGCTCAGGCTCAACCTAACATGCTGGCAAAAGAAGCAATGGACAGTAAACGCGATTATATGGTTGCGCTCGGTGCTCAATTGGTTTCTGCTGATAGCAAAGTTAAAACGGTTATTCAGTCTGTCGGTGAACAGAACGCACAAACCTCTATCCTGAGCATCTGTTGCTCTAATGTTTCCGATGCATGCAGTAAATCGCTAATATGGTGTGCTGAATACTTAGGTTTAGATACTGCAGGCATTTCGTTTGAGATTAACAAAGACCTCGTTAATCACATTGCCGATAGTTCGATGATCCGTGAAATCGTCGCAGCATGGCAATCTGGCGCAACGCGTAAATCTGACTTAGTGAGAAGTTTGCAGAAATATGATGTTATCGACCCCGCTGATGATGTTGATGTGGTGGTGGATGAGCTTAATAATCAAGAGCCGACAATGGTAGGTGAGACATGAGATCAGTGAATGAGCGGTTAATGGATGAATTGATTGCTCACTCCCTGTTTTCTGGTCGCTATTCTACAGGGGTGGCTAGACGCATGATAAAGGCACTTAATGAGTTTGATGCTGAATTAACTGCTTCACTTATAGTGTCTTTAGATGATACCTCCATCGATGTTAATAGTTTCACTGCAAGGCGATTGGAGTCGTTGCTGTCCAGCGTTAGAAGTATTAATAAGCGTGCAGTTGATAGTGCTTTTTCATTGTTAACAGAAGAAATGAGAGCGCATGCATTATATGAGGCTGGCTACTACCCATCACTGTTTGATGCTCTACTACCTGATGTTGTTCTACGCAAATATCCACTAATGAGCATTACAGAGGAAATGCTATTTTCCTCAGTCATGTCTCGCCCATTTCAAGGGAAATTACTTTCTGAATGGGCTGATGGATTAGAATCAGATCGCATGACACGCATAAATAACGCTGTTCGGAATGGTTATTTAAATGGTGATAGTGCGGTAGAAATCGGACGTAAAATCAGAGGACATGCAAACCAAGGTTATAAGGATGGCGTATTGCAACTAAGCCGAGCTAATGCGACGACAATAGCTAAAACGGCCATTAGCCATTTACAAGCAACAGCGCGAGATCAGTTTGCTGATGCCAATAAAGACATTCTTGATTGTAAACAATGGTTATCTACCCTCGATAATAAAACATCTCACGATTGCATTATTCGGGATAGGTTGAGATACACGCTGGAAGGTAAGCCTATTGGTCATAAAGTTCCTTATCTACAAGGCCCCGGAAAAATCCACTTCAATTGCCGCTCAACAGAAACGCTGGTTACCAAATCGTGGCGTGAATTAGGTATCGATTTAGATGAGATGGACGCAGGAACTCGTGCCTCAATGGACGGGCAGGTGCCAGCAGATACCAATTTTCTTGATTGGATACAACGGCAACCTGAATGGCGACAGCGTCAAGTTTTCGGAGAAACGCGATTCAGACTAATGAAAGAGGGCGGTATGCATCCTTCTGAGTTTTATACCGATAAGGGAGAGTTTATTTCACTAGAGCGACTTAGAGAGATAGATGGGCATGCATTTAGAGAGGCTGGATATAGCTAATCAATAAACCATTTAACAAGGTCACCTCGGTGGCCTTTTTTATTACCTAAACTCAGCTCAGGGCTGAGTTATTACAACGCGCTAGGCGCATCTAATCCCAAGGGGAATCACATGTTATTTATGAATATCGAACGCAAATATTATTCACAGGCTGATGATGGTTCGCAAGGTGGAGGTGGTGGAACACCGGAAATCACTCCAGAAATTCAAGCTATTATCGACCAGCAGGTTTCAGGGCTAAAGGCTAAAAACAGTGAGTTGCTAGGCAAGCTCAAAGAGCAAGGCGATAACCTGAAACGTTTTGAAGGCATTGACCCAGACACTGTGAAGGGCATGCTTAAACGCTTTGAGAATGACGAAGAAGCCAAGCTCATTGCAGATGGCAAGATTGACGAGGTTCTCAATAAGCGCACTGAGCGTTTGCGTGGTGATTTCGACAAGAAGTTAAAAGAAGCAAGCTCTAAAGCTGAAAAGGCAGAGGCGTTTGCAAATAAATTCCGTGCTCGTGTGTTAGGCGATGAAATTCGTTCTGCAGCAGGGAAAGCGGGTGCATTAACCAGCGCTCAAGAAGATTTAATTTTACGTGCCAAAGGCATTTTTCAGATCAACGATGAAGGTCAGGCCGTAGCCGTTGATGAAGATGGCAATCCAATCATGGGCAAAGATGGTCGCACGCCATTATCACCTATTGAATGGATTGAATCCCTAAAAGAAAGTGCTCCTCACTTATTCCCCGCAGCCTCTGGTACAGATGCAGGGAAACATAAACAAGGTGGTGCACATTTTAAACGTTCTCAAATGTCCGCCAGTGACAAGGCTGATTATATTCGCCGATACGGGCGTGACGCATATTTAAAACTTCCAAAAGAGTAAGGAAATATAAGTAATGGCTACGATGACTAATAATGATTTAGTAATTTATAACGATTTAGCACAAACTGCGTTTTTAGAACGCCGTCAAGATAATTTAGCAGTATTTAATCAGGCATCAAACGGCGCAATTGTGCTGGATAACCTTTTTATTGAGGGGGACTTCCGTAAGCGTGCATTTTATCAGATCGGCGGTTCGATTGAGCATCGTGATGTAAACTCCACAGCATCTGTAGAGAACAAAAAAATCGGCGCGGGCGAATCTGTTGATGTAAAAGCACCTTGGAAATATGGTCCTTATGCAACGACAGAAGAAGCATTTAAACGCCGTGGCCGTGATGTATCGGAGTTCTCTGAGTTAGTGGGTACCGATGCGGCAGATGCTTCACTAGAGGGTTATATCAAATACTCTTTAGCTGCTTTAGGTGCCGCTATTGGCAATAACAAAGAAATGGTGGTGACTGCGGATATTGCGACAGATGGCAAGAAAACACTGACCAAAGGTTTACGCAGATATGGTGATAAGTTCAACCGCGTAAATCTGTTTGTTATGCACTCAACCACCTACTTCGATATTGTTGATCAGGCCATTGACAACAAAGTGTATGAAGAAGCGGGTGTGGTTATCTACGGTGGACAGCCAGGCACATTAGGTAAGCCTGTGCTGGTAACGGATACAGCGCCAGTAGATGCCATCTTTGGTTTAGTGCCGGGTGCTGTGACTATCACTGAATCCCAAGAGCCGACTTTCCGATCTTATGAAATCAATGACAAGGAGAACTTGGAAGTTGGTTATCGTGGTGAAGGCGTGGTTAACGTTGGCGTTCTGGGCTATAGCTGGGATGAATCAAAAGGAAAAAACCCTGATTTAACACAGTTAGGCACCGCAGGTAACTGGAAGAAGCATTTCACTAGCAACAAATTAACCGCTGGCGTCATGATTAAACTGACTGCCGAAGAGGGAAAGTAACCCTGTCAGCGGATAAAACGTCCGCTATCGCTGACAGTACAGATACAGTAACGATCACTCTTAATTACACCAAGGGCAGCTCTCCAGTCGAAGGAGCTACCGTTAATTGGTCTACAACAGGTGGCAAATTAAGCGTTACTTCATCTAAGACGGGCAAAGCTGGTGGTGCGACAGTGAAATTAACTTCTGATTCACAGGGTGAATTTATTGTCACAGCCACTGTTGATGGTGTTGCACAAAATACTGATGCAATTACATTCACAGAAAAAACTTCTCCAGACGAGTAATTTAAGGGGCTTTGTGCCCCTCTTTTTTTTGAGGTGAGCATGATTGATCCTGATAAGAACTCTCCAATATTTAATAGCTACGCAAGTGTGGATGATTTGAAGAAATACGCTGAGGATAGAAATATCACTTTGGCAGATAGTGGATTAGAGGCATTACTAATTACGGCGATGGATTATCTTGAATCGCAAAAATGGTTAGGTAAACGAACTAACCTAAATCAACCTTTATCTTTCCCTCGCTCAGGGCTATCTCGCGACGGTGTTGCCATCCCAAGCGATCAGATACCAAAGCAATTAATCCAAGCTCAATGCCGTTTAGCGATTGAATCAGTAGAAAATGACCTACAGCCCACGTTAGGCGCTGAAATCACCTCAGAGCGAATTGAGGGCGCTATTACTGTGCAATATGCCGAAGGCACTAATACTGGCGCACCAAACTTTCCTTGGTTAAAAGGTTTATTGTCTGGCTTGATTGATGTCTCGGATGGATTTGCCATTAATACATTTGCAATGAGGTAGCCATGAACATTTATCAACGTGGGCAGAGTACAGCATTAAGGATGTTGAAAAAATATGGCGTTTCCTATCAGGCTAAGCGTGATGGTAAGCATTGGGTTGATGATGAGGGGCAGGAACACTTTGAGCCAGAAACGTTATTTTCTGTTGTCGGGGTAAAAACGCAATATAAACCTTACGAAATCGATGGCACGCTTATTCTCTCTACGGATATTAAAATGATACTTCCTCCAGATATTGATATTCAGAAAGGGGATAAGGTGCTTGTCGATGGCGTTTGGTTGCGCGTTCATGAACCGAACCCTGTTAAACCCGCTGATATTATTATCTGCTATCAGTCTCAACTGAGGGCGTGACATGTCAGATCAGTTCATGAAGTCGATTAATATCTTTATCGACAAATCTAACGCAAATATTGAAACGGTTGTCAAAAATACAGGGTTTAAAATATTAGCGAAGCTTGTTGATATGTCACCTGTTGGAAATCCTGAATTATGGGAAGTTAATAGGGTTGCCTCAAACTACAATAAAGCAGTTTTTGAACATAATGAATATCTAAAACAAGATCCTAATAATTTAACACCAAAGCGACGTCAATTAAAAAAGCGTGTTCGTGTTAATGACTCTATGGATATTTATGTTCCTCCTGGTTATACAGGGGGGCGGTTTAGAGGTAATTGGCAGGTGTCATTTGATGCCCCAGCGGAAGGCGAGACGGGGCGCATAGATAAGTCAGGCAATATGACAAAGGCGTTAGGCAACGTTGTTATTGAACAATTTAAGGTAGGAATGAAAGCTATCTATTTCACAAACAATGTGCCTTATGCTTACCGCCTTGAAATGGGGCATTCGAAACAAGCACCTAACGGTATGGTTGCTGTGACTGCTGAGGAATTTAGTCAGTTTTTCAACTCTGCCGTATCGGAAACTAAATCATGAATCAGTCGACAATTAATACTGAAATACGAAAGCTGGTGGCGAGCATTGGCAAGGATTTAAATCTTAAAATCGCATGGCCCAATCTTCCTTTTAATGATATTAACGATCCCTATCTTCAACTCCATATCATGCCAGTAGAAACGGATAATATTGGGTTATCTCAGGATATGCCTGTTTATCGTGGTGTTATTCAAATTAACGTGGTTGGCAAAGTAGGGGGTGGAGACTCGCGACTCTCAACGATTGTTGATGACGTTAAAGCCAGATTGGAGAACGGATTAATATTAGGGGAGGGAGTCTACATTAACGGAGAGCCTAGCCAGTTCCCTCCAATTTCAGATGAAACAAATTATACCATTCCTATTCGTGCATCCTATCGATGTAACGCAATCCGATAACGCCGCTTAATTGCGGTTTTTTATACCTAAAATAGAGGTTAACAATGGCCTATAACATTCCTAATGGGTCGCGTGTTTACGTCGCAAGTAAATACGATGACGAAATTAAAATTACCGAGGCAACTAATGCCGAAGAAGCCGTACTAACAGTTGATGACGTGGGCGACATTGCAAAAGGCGATATTGTGCATGTGACATCTGGGTGGAAGAAAGCTTCTGGCGCGTTCCGTGTTGCAAGTGTTATTGAATCTAAAGTCACCCTAGAGGGTGTAGATACCAGTGATAAAAACGTATTCCCTGTAGGTGGTGGTACAGGAACATTAAAGAAAGTACTATCATGGGAAGTCATGCCACAGGTAATGACACTGTCTACCGAAGGTGGGGAACAGCAAACTCAAGAGGTTCAATTTCTTGAAGATGAGCAGGCAGAAACTATCGATACCTATAAAAATGGTGTTGTACAGGTTTATACCTTTGCTCACGATGCTAAGCTGCCTATCCGTAAATTGCTAACAAAATTGGACGACAGTAAGCAAGTTACTGCAATCCGATTCTTCAATAAACGCGCAGAAGAAGATCGCTATTACACAGCTTCAATTTCATTCCAGCGTGTGCCAAACACTACTATCAACGAAGTTGAAAACGTAACAGCGCGATTCTCACTTAAATCTGAAATGCAGATTTATACCAACGCATCTTAATCAATAAATACTCACAACAGCCCCGAAACAGGGGCTTTTTAAGGACTGATAATGCCTAAATTTACACTCGTCCCAAATCCAACCTTCAAAGCTAACGTTAAAATTCCTGTTGCCGGCAAAGAAAAGCCAGAAGTAGTTACATTCACATTTAAACATCACTCAGTAAGTGAGCTTGATGGAATGCGAGAAAAACCGATTTCTGAGTTCTTTGAGCTGATTATTGCTGACTGGGCGATCGAAGAACCATATAACAAAGAAAATTTAAACATATTGTTAGATAACTACCCATCAGCTTCTCGCGCTATTTCATCAACGTATTACAACGAGCTACTAGGTAACCGCGAAAAAAACTCCTAACGGTCGCCGAGGCGATGTATGGCGGAATGAGTTCAAAAGAATTGGCTGAGTTCGAGCGCGCTTTTGGCTTTCCGCCTGATATTGATGATGTTGAGGTGTGGCCTGATGTTTGGGATTCGTATCAAGTATTTTCAGCTATGAATACACAGTGGCGTGTAGGCATGAATGGTATCACTGGCTTGGATTACAACCCGTTAAACCAAATAATGGACTTACTCAACATCAAAGATAGAGCGACCGTTTTTAGTGACCTACGCATTATGGAGGCTAAGGCGTTAGAGGTAATGCACAAGAGGTCACAATAATGAACCGATAAGTGGTAAGCGTCGATTGGTGAGTAGGAAGAGAGGATAGCAAGGGCATCCGTGCCCTTTGTTTTATTTACTGGTATCGTTATCTCTATGTAACGCTGGTAAATCGAAAATAACTTTTACAGCGGGTATAACTAGATTTTTGCATTTTTCTATACTTTCCGTAGATATTTTTTCTACTGGATGCCGATTATCTAAAGGAATGAGATTACACTCATTACTGCCAATAAATATTTGCCTAAATACAGACCATTTGTGATTAATTATAACTAGGACGAAGTCACCATCTTTAGCGGGGCTTTTCTGGCGATCGAAAATAACTATTGATCCAATGGGGAATGAAAACCCTTCCTTGCTAATATGACTCATTGCAGAATCTTTTTGAATAACAGCAAATGAACCAGGATTAACATCCCCCCCTACGGAAATGTACTCTTGAATACTTTCTCTATACATTTCATTTCTAAGCCAAGGTATGACTTTATCAATATCTATTAAAGGTATGGAAATAGCATCTCTATCAGCAGGTTTATCCTTCATTCCAATAACTTTAATATCACCAATATCTATTGAGTGGCTAGCAAGCCATATAAAACTAACGTCAAGAGCATTTGCTAACTTCATTAGAGTTCCTATCCTTGGTTTAGACTCTCCAGCTTCATAAGCAGCTATTTGACGTTGAGATATACCAACCATATTTGCAAGTTCTTGCTGGGTTAGGTTCTGCCTAGACCTTTCTGATAATAGTCTTTGAGGAAAGCCATCTTCATGTTGACTCATTATTTCTCCTAAATCTTCATGAAGTATGTTGATGTTTGTTTATTCATGAAGTAATATGAACTTGATGTTTTATTTTATGAGGATACATGATGAAGAACACCAAGACAATAAACCCTATACAACTACGCATGCCAGATGATCTTAAGGCCTACATATCTAAATCAGCAGACCAGTGTTTTAGAACTCTACATAGTGAAGTCTTGTATCGACTTAATCTTTTGAAGGAATTAGAAGAAAAAGGTGAAGTACGCATTCGATAAAAAAGCCCCAGTTGCGCGAACAACTGAGGCCAGTTGCCAAATAAACCCACTAAGGAATAAATGACATGAACATTGTAGCTAAAACAGACTTAACTTTCCAGAACTTCACATTCAACCCAATCGTTGAAGATGGTCAAGTGTGGTTAACATCAACTGAAATTGCACACGTATTAGGGTATAGCCGTACTGATAGTGTAAGTAAATTGTACTCACGTAATTCAGATGAGTTTACGGACTCTATGACAATGACCGTCAATATGACGTTCAACGGGATAAACAATAGTTTACGTAATAAATTGGTCAGAGTTTACTCACTTCGTGGCGCTCACCTGATCGCAATGTTTGCATCTACTCCAATAGCTAAAGAATTCCGTAAATGGGTGCTGGATATTCTGGATAGAGAAGTAGCTGACAAGAAAGATTTACCAATAGAAAAAGATAGTTCGGTAAGTGCAAACGGATTATTAGCAAGATTAAGTCTGATTTGTACAACATGGGATGAGGCTAGAAAGGATATGGAAAACTTCGATCCGAAAATGGCAAAACATCTCAATTCAACAATGAGTATGTTTTTAATGTATTCACAACACATGAAAGGAATAGCTAAGACAAAACAACTTAAGAGGTTAACACATTGATAGGCACTAAAAACAGAAAAGCCAATAGCTGTAACTATCGGCTCATCTTAAACTAAAATATAGGATGTATATTTATGAGTAATAGTATTCGAGTTTTTAACTATAAGTCAAGCAACGAACAATTAGTGACCGTTTCAGGTTTAAAATACAAAGGTAAGCCTGTGTTTTTAGCGGTTGAGTTAGCAGAGTCTCTTGGTTATTCAGATCCTCATGATGCCTTGAGAAAACACTGTAAGTCATTGATTAAACTTGATTCCGGCGAATCGACGGAATTAGGACTTGGTTACAGACCAAAAGGGGTAATGCTAGCAGGGCAAGCTGACATGTTCCGTTTGATTATGCGTAGTAAATTACCATCAGCCGAAAATGTCCAAGATTGGGTGTGTGAGCAAGTTTTACCTGAAATTATGGAAACAGGTAGTTACTCAATCAAGAAAAGCCAATCAGGTTTACCTGAATACCGCCAAGCAAGAACGCTGAAAATGTCGGTTGATGCTATTACTAACTTATTCGACTTAATGCCTAACTTGAGTGATGAAGCAAAGCAATGTGTAGCAGCTAATATCGTCAATCCGATTGTTGGGTTTGAAGCCGTTCCTTTGCCGGCACTTGAACAAAAATATTATACAGCTGGTGAAGTTGGAGAAATGCTTGAAGTATCTGCCAATAAAATTGGTCGCATGGCTAATAAGCATGGGTTAAAAACAGAGGAATATGGGAAATATTTCTTAGATAAATCTGCTTATTCATCAAAACAGGTTGAAGCATTCAGATATAACGACAATGGAGTAAAAGCATTACGACACGCCATTCATGGCGCTGAGGTAGCTTAATCACCCAAGCCAAGGATGGCTTGCTTGAGATCACACACCACGCCTCTTAACTGAGGCTTTTTGCTTTTCTTTGCATCACAAACAGCTAAACTAATAACAAATTAACTAACGAGGATGGTGTTGTGAGGAAAAAAACAGTTTTGGCGATTTTTATTGGTTCATTATTAATTTCTGGTTGTGGTCAAAAAGAGTTATCACCTCAAGATATTGAACTAGTAAATAATTTAAAATCAGAGTTATCACAGGTTGAAAATGACATATCAGAATCTAAATCTGAGCAGAATTTGTATTCTGGCGGGTTAATAAAATCTCTAATTACTGCAAAAACTGAAGTTTTAGAGGTGAATAAGGCTCTTTTACAGCAACGGATAAATGCTCTTGAGTCTGGAGCTAAAGTTAACATTGTTATAGAGCAAACCCAAGCAAACCAAGATCTAGCAAATAAACTTGAAGCGGAAATAAATCAAATTAAAAAAGAAATTGAAAGCGAGAAAAACGAAGCTAAGAAATATTCTGGTGGATTAATTCTATCAATGAAATTAGCAACAATAGCAACACAAGAGCAAACGTTAGCTACGTTACAACAAAAGTATTTATCTGCTAAATATGGATTGGCACCAATTAACTATGATAATCAATTAAGCAACAATAACTCCCAGATAAATACAAAAGAAAATATTAAATCAGATAATGAAAAGCAATCTATGCTCCCGCCGGAATCAGGCCCATTTGGGTTTAAGATTGGACTTACAAGAGAAAACATTGAATCAATGATAACTGGCGAGATACGCCTTGTTGATGATGAGCAAAACCTATACTTAACGAACAGCTCACCTAAAAAAAACTCCGAGTTTGCATCATTTGGATTAGTTATCTCTCCAACAGTTGGTTTATGTCAGATAAGAGCTATTGGTAATGATATAAAAACAAACAGTTACGGACAGCCGTTACGGCAGGAATTCAATGGGTTGGTTAATACTTTGGAATCTTTGTATGGAAAACCAAAACAAGAAGATATTCTTTTATCTGGATCTATATGGCGGAACCCTCAAGACTGGATGATGGGGTTGTATAAGCAAGAAAGATATTTAAGTGCTAGGTGGAAAGAGCAAAATGACAACATGAAAGAAAATGAACTGAGTAGTATAGCTGTTGAGGCGAGAGCGGATAGCGGATCGAATGGGTATATCTTCCTTCAGTACACATTCGCTAACAATCCAGAATGTGTTAAGGAAATAGAAGAAAATAAAAAAAGCTCTTTTTAATTTTAAATCAAACATCAACTAACCCTGCCAATCGGCGGGTTTTTTTTGCACCTAACGTTTGCTTTGTTTTGCATTTACATCGAGCTATCATAAATGAATAAGTAAAAATTTAGTGAGGGCTACATGAAAGGTTTCGGATGGGGATTGCTTGTTATAGGTATTTTGGCAGCATTTGCCGCTTTTAACATGGATGTCAGTGTGGCAACTAGCTATGGAGGTAGGGTAAATAATTTCGGGCTGATGGCGCAAAGGCAGAATTATATTCTAATTAGCTGTTTTGTTATTTTTTGCGGGCTAATGATGGTCATATTTGGTGGTAGAAGATCAATTGAGTCAGGCCAAGTTAAATGTCCATTCTGTGCGGAATTCATAAGTAACGAAGCTATTAAGTGTAAGCATTGTGGTAGTGATTTATCAGAACATAAAAGATTACAGAAAGAAAAAGAGACTAACTTAAAAATAAAATTCAATGCCATTAATTATGATCAAACAGAACTGTACGATACTTCATCCGGAAAAGCTGTTCTAAATTATGAAAAATTGGCTAAACTTGTTCAGCGGATTAAATTTGAGGATGAAGATATTTCCGGTGAAGCACTGCTAGCTAGACAGAAGTTTAATATTGAAACAATTCAGTCACTTCTACCTAAAGAAATAAAAAAAGAGTTTAGAGACAAGGTGAGTCAATTAATATTAGATTCATTTATAAAATCAGACAAATTAGAGGAATTACATTATAGATTTATTTCCATAGATAATGGAAATTATCGAATAAATAAGGATGAAATTAAGAAGTTTGCTGAACATTTAATTTCTAAGTTGCCTTATGGTCACGATGTATTCACTGATTTTAACGATGAGATATCTAAGGCAATGAAATCTATACCTAGCGATGTTAGGGGAGATTTTATGAGCAATCTGCATCATTTTGTTTATGGTAAATAATAGAGAATATTCACAAACAAGCCACCTTCGGGTGGTTTTTTTATATCTGGAGGAAATTAAATGGCAGATATAGCAACAATATCATTAAAGGCTGATACGTCAGATCTGGAGCGTGGCACACAAAAGTTAAAGGAATTCGGCGATACGGCAGAAAAGGTAAGCGGTTCTTCGCGAAATTTAAATGACCAGTTTAATAGAGGGGTTGATCATCAAAAGAGAGCAGCCGACGCGATAAAGAGGCAAAAGAAAGAACTTGATGACTTATTAAATTCAATAAATCCAACCAATAAAGCATTTGATGCGCTTGATAAAGCCACTCAAAAATTAATAGAGGCAAATAAAAAAGGGATATTACCAAAGGATCAGTTTGCAGACTATAACGCCATACTTGAGCAGACTAGAGATAAATTAACACGAGTTAATATGTCTCTTACGGCTGAAGGGCGGGCGCTATTAGCTCAAGAGGCGACAACAAATAGAGCCAAGCAAGCTGCTGATGATTTTTTAAATTCACTGAAAAATCAAACTGAAATTATAGGCAAAACGAGGACAGAGATTTTAGAGTTAAAAGCGGCTCAACTTGGCGTGTCGCAACAAGCTGCGCCGATGATCAACAGGCTAAAAGAGCAAGAAAAAGCCTTTATGAATGGCTCAATCACCATTGACCAATATCGAAACGCTATGCGGCAATTGCCAGCCCAAATGACAGATATTGTTACGTCATTAGCATCAGGAATGCCAGTCTGGATGGTGATGATACAACAAGGTGGACAGATAAAGGACTCATTTGGTGGTATTGGAAACTCGTTGAAGGCGCTTGCATCGATAATTACTCCAACAAAGATTGCTATTGCAACAGCAACAACTGCATCACTAGCCCTGGCTTACTCTGCTTATAAAGGATCTCAAGAATTTGCTGAGTTTAATAAGCAATTGATAATGACGGGACGTTACGCTGGCAAAACAGCCTATGAATTAAATCAATTATCTAAAACTTTAGTTGGGAACTGGATTACTCAGGGTGACATGGCCTCAGCTCTAACTAAAGTGGTGGGTAGTGGGCGTTTTCAAGGAGACCAGATTTTGTTGGTGGCAAGGGCTGCAGCACAAATGGAGCAATCCACCGGAAAATCAATAGATGAAACAATAAACCAATTTAAGAGGCTAAAGGATGATCCTGTAAATGCTATTTTAGAATTAGATAAAACATTGCATTTGTTGACTGCGTCTGAATACGAGCACATTAAGTCATTAGAAATAGCAGGAAAAACACAAGAAGCTTCTGAGTTTTCAATTAAAAAACTGTCAGAGGAAACTGATAGAAGAACTAGATCTATGAATCAAAATATAGGTTCATTAGAGAGAGCATGGAATGATGTTGCAACCGCAATAAAGAATGCAGGAAATGCTTTAAAAAATATTGGTAAACCTCTTTCCGATGCGGAGGCGTTAGCTGAGATAAACGACAGAATAAAAGAATGGGAAAATGCTGGATTTTGGCATGGAACCAAAGAACAAAGAGAAAATATGATTCGCAACTTAAAGGAGCAACAAAAGATTTTAAGTTTCGTCGTATCTTCTCATGAAGGTTATGAAAAAGCACAAAACAAATCCAAGGAGGCGGATGAAAAAAGAAAAGAATCAATTAGAGAATATAATAAATTATTAGAAGATACTGCAACTAACGCTCAAAAAAGAACAGCGGCCCTAAATAAGCTATGGGAGCAAGTTAGAAGAGACCCTGAATTTTGGACTGAAGATAAAAGGAAGTTAGCAGTACAAAATATAAATAATAAATTTAAAGATAGAACATCTAAAACCCCAACCTACCGACCAGATTATGGTACTAGAGTAGACGAATCAGCAAATCAAGCCCTACTATCCCTGCAAGCACAATTGAAGGTGCTAAAAGAGCATAAAACAGTCAGTGATGTGATTAGCTCTGAGCGTAAAAAGCTGTGGGATATGGAGGCGAAAATATCAATCCTTGAGGAGGCTCAGAAAACAAGACAGTTAACCAAGGACGAAAAGGCGTTGCTTGCTAAAAAGGACTACATTCTTGCTTCTCAAGAAGCATTGGCCATAGCTGGTGATGATGTTGAGCTTCAAAAGCAAAAAAATAGAGAGCTAGACCAACAGAACAAATGGATGGACAACCTTAATGCAAAAATAAAAGCATTGAGGGAAGGAGCAGGGCTATCTAGCCGATTGCAACAAAGAGAAAGCGCATTAAATCAAGCTGACACTCCTGAAAAAAAGGACAAATTAAAGGAATGGTACGCTGAAGAAGACGCTATTCGTGCTAACTGGGAGTTAGGCGTTAAGAAAGGCTTTGCTGAATTCCAAGATCAGGCAACAAACGTTTACGGTAACGTAGCTCAAATTAGTCAATCAGCATTTCAGGGCATGAGTAACAGTCTCTCTGATTTTGTATTGACGGGCAAAGCTAATTTTGCTGACTTCACTCGCTCATTCTTAGAAATGACCACCAAGATGTTAATGCAGATGGCTATGCTAAATGCTATGAAAGCGGCATTTGGTGGTAGTGCGGTAGGTAATTTCTTTGGATTTGCAAGTGGTGGTTATACAGGCGATGGTGGAAAACATGATCCAGCGGGTGTAGTACATAAAGGCGAGTTCGTCTTTACCAAGGAAGCAACGCAACGATTAGGTATTGCCAACCTTTATCGACTAATGGATGCAGGAAAGCGAGGTTATGCTTCAGGTGGTCATGTCGGTGGTTCAGCGCCAATGTCGGTTACACAGCCAACAGCATTTATCGCTCGCAATCCTCAAATTGCTAGTGGTGGAAACGTACAGATTAATTTAGGAGATATTAATATTGAAAATGGACAACAGCAACAGCCGTCAAGTAATCAAGCCAATGCTTCATCATTAAAGCGTGAATTCCAGCAAATGGTGGAAAGTGGGGTTAACAATTTACTTAGAAACCCAGCATCTGCATTATCAAGAACAATCAAAGGCAATTAAGAGAGGTAGTTATGAAAATCAAAGTAGAGTTCCCATTGTTATCAAACAAATTTTCAGGAGTGGAAATTACAGGGGATGTAAAAAGATATGGCATTGGGGCCATAAAAATAAGTGAAAAACCTATATTAACGTCAGAAATTACAGTAATGGAGATAGTGGGAAATAATACCCCAGATGAAGAACCAAAGTTACAATTTAAGTACACAGAGGATTATAACCCAAATGAAACATTTGCTTCATTTATGGGGAGAGCGGAAAAATATGCAAGAACCATGATAGATCGCATAAAGGCGGCACAGTAACCGCCTTTATAATATGGTACTAATTATGTAAATGTGACTGAATGATACCAAACGCCTCGATAGTTACAGGACTATCATGCGATACTCTATTTAATTCACTAATAAGTTTTTTTTTCAATATCAGACATATTCCTAATCATTACTTGAATTATATACTCTAAAGCAAGAGTACGTGTTTGAAGGGCCTCTATGTCTTTTGCCATTTCACTAACTAACATATTCAATTCTCCATCGAAGTAAGTCAGCCATTCCTTCGGTAAGTTTCTCTGGGCTGAATATATAAAATAACCTAATGGATATTTATTAATATCCTGATATTTGATCAGGCGGCTTTGTATCGCCTTTTTTATTGGAGTAACCAATGGAAGAGTTTAAATGGCGAACACAAATACAAGATTCGCCAAGCGGTGAGTTCAAGCATCGCATTAAAGAAGTTGAATTTGGAGATGGTTACAAACAAGTTGCTGGTGATGGTATTAATCCAGAATCTCAAACGTGGCCATTTGCTTATATGGGACTAAAAGATGAGGTGATGCCTATTTTTAAATTCATTCGGCGACACACAGCAAAATCATTTATTTGGACGCCTCCATTTGGTGAAAAAGGGCTTTATCGTGTTAAAGCTGATTCAATAACGATGCTCCCCATCTCTGATGGAGTAATGAAATTGACAGCTACGTTTGAACAGGCATTTAGCGCATGAATATCACAGCAGATGTACAAAAATTAGAGCCGGGTAATAAGGTTCAATTAATTGAGGTGGATGGTAGTGGGTTTGATGGCCCTATTCTTCGCTTCCATGCTTATAACTTACCTCACACACCGGAAGAAATAGAGAAATCTAATGGTGTTATCAAGCCAAAACCAATTTGGTGGCAAGGAAATGAATACGGAGCATGGCCTTACGAAGTTGAAGGAATGGCAAAAAATAGTGATGGTAGTCCAGCGAGACCATCTCTAAAGGTTGCCAATATAGATGGCTTAATTTCATCTCTATGTCTTCAGTTTGACGACATGGTGCAAGCCAAAGTAACTATTTATGAGACATTTGCTCACTATCTTGATGCTAAAAACTTTCCTGAGGGAAATTCAACAGCTAATCCAGACGAATGCTTTAAACAAGTTTATTACATCGATCGTAAAACTAATGAGGTGGCTGGCGAATCCGTAGAGTTCGAGCTGTCTAGCCCGTTTGATTTGCAGGGAGTAATGATACCCGTTCGACAAATTCATAACCTTTGTTATTGGTGCATGAAAGGCGATTATCGTAGTGGTAATGGGTGCTCATATTCAGGGAGTAAATATTTTGATGAGAGAGGAAACCCTGTTGATGATCCTGCGCTAGATAGTTGTGGTGGACTTATTAGTGATTGCAAAAAACGCTTTGGTGAGAATGAGCCATTAGATTTCGGAGGGTTTCCTGCTGCGGGGTTAACGAGATGATCACAAAAAAATTAAGGGAATCGATATTTCAACATGTAAAAGCTGAATATCCAAAAGAAGCTTGCGGAGTTATCTGTCAGAAAAGTCGAGTTAAAAAATACTTTCCTTGTAGCAATCTTTCAGATAACCCAACAGAGCATTTTGAGCTTTCTCCAGAAGATTACGCTCTTGCTGAGGACTGGGGTGAGCCAATAGCAATTGTGCACAGCCATTGTGGTGATGGTGTAACGACTCAACCTAGCGAAATAGATAAATTACAGTGTGATGCAACTGGATTGCCTTGGGTGATCGCATCATGTCCAGAGGGTGATATTCGAATTATTTACCCTCGAGGTGAGCGTGAATTAGAAGGACGTCCTTTTGTGCTGGGTTATGCTGATTGCTGGTCGTTAATTATGGACTATTATCACCAAAAACACGGTATTGAGTTACATAACTACAGCGTTGATCGGCATTGGTGGGAAGAAGGCGAAAACCTGTATACGGATAACTACGAGAAAGCGGGTTTTGTTGATATCGCTGGTGAACCAAAAGAAGGTGACATGATTATCATGCAAGTGCAAGCCGATGTACCTAATCACGCTGGTGTGATTATGAATGGCATGTTACTTCATCATCTTTATGGTCAACTCAGCAGGTTGGTCCCCTACAGCGATTATTGGCGAGATAGGACTGTAAAAATTGTTCGGAGGAAAGAGTTTGTATGAGCCTAAAAACAATACGTCTATATGGTGTTCTTGGCGCAAAATTTGGGCGTGAACACAAATTAGATATAGATTCACCTCGCGAAGCAATTAAGGCACTCTCTGTGCTTTATGATGGGTTTGAGCTGTTTCTTGCTAATGCACATCTGAAAGGGCTGGAGTTTGCTGTATTTAAAGGTAAGCGCAACATTGCTGAAGATGAATTACATCTTGATACCAAAGAAGAGATCCGCATAGCACCAATCATTAAAGGAAGTAAACGAGGAGGATTCTTTCAAACTATGTTGGGCATTGCCATGATCGGTGTCGCGACATTTGCTCCTTGGGGTACTGCCTTATTTGCAAGTGACTTGATTGGGGCCATAGGTCTTGGTGTGGCGCTTGGTGGTGTTTACCAGATGCTTTCACCCCAACCGCGAGGTCTATCAATGAGGCAAGATTCAGATAACAAACCATCTTATGCCTTTGGCGGAGCTGTAAACTCTACTGCGCAAGGAAATCCAGTTCCTTTACTTTATGGACTGGACAGGCGAGAGGTAGGTGGGGCAATCATTTCCGCAGGTATTTATACAGAAGATCAGCAATAACATAAACGAATTTCAGAATAGCCACTATGTGGCTTTTTTTATGGGTGAAATATGGAATTAATTCATGGTGCAAAAGGTGGTGGCGGTGGCGGACATACGCCCACGGAATCACCAGATAGCTTACTTTCTGAATCAACAGCTAAGATTTTATTGGCTATCTCAGAAGGTGAAATTGCTGGTGGCTTAGACGATACTCGTATTTTTCTTGATGATACACCGATTGGCAATGCGGACGGTACTAAGAATTTTGAGGGTGTCACTTGGGAATTTAGACCGGGTAGTGAACACCAAGAATACATTCAGGGTATCCCATCAGTAGATAGCGAAACATCGGTAGGGTTGGAATTAAAAGACGATCAGCCCTATGTGCGGAGCATTAATAACACTCAGCTATCTGCTGTGCGCATTAGACTATCTGTTCCTCAATTGTTTCAACAACACGATAACGGGGATACTACAGGCTATAGAATTGAATATGCTATTGACTTATCTACAGATGGTGCTGGATATAATGAAGTATTAAAGTCTGCTTTTGATGGTAAAACGACCAGCGAATACCAGCGAACACACCGCATTGACTTACCCAAGGCAAATACAGGTTGGCAGATCCGTGTCCGACGATTAACTAAGAATCAGAATACAGCCAGAATTGTTGATAAGGTTACTATCTCTGCTGTTACTGATGTTATCGATGCTAAATTGCGTTATCCAAATACGGCCCTATTGTTTATTACTTTCAATGCGCGTCAATTTAATAATCGCATCCCTAAAATTAGCGTTCGCCCAAAAGGTGGCTTGCTTATCAAAGTGCCCACGAATTATGACCCGATTAATCGGGCCTATTCAGGCGTATGGGATGGCACCTTTAAACTTGCAGCAACCAATAACCCGGCATGGGTATTTTATGATTTAGTACTCAATAATCGCTACGGCTGTGGTGACCGGATCCAGTCTTCTCAGGTTGAAAAGTGGGACCTGTATAAGATTGCGCAATATTGTGATGAATTGGTACCCGATGGGCATGGTGGTGATGGTAAGGAGCCTCGATTCCTGTGTGATGTTTATATTCAATCGCAAGAATCGGCATACCAAGTACTGAGAGATATAGCGGCTATTTTTCGTGGTATGACATTTTGGGCTGATAACAAGGTTAATGTTGTCGCTGATATGCCAGATAGTATTTTTAGAACGTTTACTAATGCCAATATTGTTGGAGGTAAGCCTACCTATTCAGGAGGTAGTCAGCAAAATCGATATACACAAGCATTAGTTTCCTACACAGACACCAATAACCACAGTAATGATGCGATTGAGGCTGTGGCCGATATTAAACTACAGCGTCGTTACGGAGTACGCAAAACTGAAATATCAGCGATAGGTTGCACTCGACAGACGGAGGCTAACCGTAGAGGTCGCTGGGCGTTACTCACCAATGCTAACGACAGAGTTATTAGTTTTGCGACAGGATTAGAGGGGGCAATACCTTCTCCTGGTCATATCATTGCTGTTGCCGATTCTACATTGGCTGGAAGAGATAATGGTGGACGTATATCGCGTGTAGAAGGCAGAAAAATAACACTTGATCGCAGAGCCAATATTAAAGCAGGTGATAGGTTGATTGTTAATCTGCCAAACGGGCGCTCAGAGGGAAGAACCGTATCACTGGTTGCTGATAATATCATTACAATTTCAACGGAGTACTCACAGGAACCAGAGAAAAACGCAGTTTGGACAGTTGATGCTGATGATTTAACATTACAACTTTATCGGGTCGTTAATATTACTGATAATGGCGATAATACATACACTATTACTGGCGCAATCCATAACCCAAGCAATTACGATCACATTGACTCTGGCGCAAGAATAGGTGAGCGTCCAATCACCATTGTTCCACCGAGTGTGCAAGCACCACCTAAAAACATTCGTATATCATCCTATTCTCAGGTTAATCAAGGTATTTCATTTATTACTCTGCGTGTTGATTGGGATGCAGTTGATAATGCCATTACCTATGAGGCTCAATGGCGGAGAGATAATAATAACTGGGTATCAATGCCAAGAACATCAACATGTGGGTTTGAAGTTGATGGCATTTATGCTGGTCGTTATCAGGTGAGAGTTCGTGCGATAAATGCGTCTGAAATATCCAGTGTATGGACTAATGCGCCAGAAACAACACTGACAGGAAAAGTAGGGAGCCCGCCTAAACCTGTAAACTTTAGAGCTTCACCGCTCGTATTTGGCATTAAGTTAGGCTGGGAATTTGGTGAAAACACCAGTGATACGTTAAAAACGGAAATTCAGTACAGCAAAACCAATAATGGTGAAGGTCTGATGCTGTTATCTGATGTTCCTTATCCCTCAAAAACCTATGAAATGGCAGGGTTATCAGCAGGTTTAACGTTTTATTTTAGAGCAAGACTGGTAGATAAAATAGGTAATCATTCCGAATGGACTGAGTTTATTCTGGGAGAATCTGAGTTTGATGCTAGTATTATTCTTGATGAATTAGCGGGGCAAATCAGCCGAGACCAACTCGCACAAGACTTATTGGGTGAAATTAACAGTAAAGCTAACCAAATCGATATTACTGAATTACATGAGTTGATGAGGATAAATCATGACAAGATTTTATCTGAGTTGATGAGGCATGGAGCAACGATTGAAGAAAGTGAAAAAAAATGGGAGGAGGCAGGAAAATTACTGGCTGAGCGGATGAACCAAGTTTCAACGGCAACAGAAGCACAGGCTGCCGCAATTAAACAAGAGCAACAAGCACGTATTGAGGGTGATAAAACCGAAGCGCAACAACGGCAATCCTTAGCTACTCAACTTCGTGGTGATTATACTGGCAATGATTTATCGAAAGTGACCGCAGGACTCATTTCCGCCGAGAAACAAGCGCGGGTCTCGGGTGACCAAGCAGAAGCGAAAGCCCGACAATCACTGGAAACACGGATGAATGGGAATGTTTCAGCG